CAAGCCCATGAGCTGGTGCGTCAAGTGACGCAAGGAACGAACGAGGCTGCGAGAAGGAACGGGATCACCTCGTTTGTTTGGATCGCGGTCATTGACGAAAAGACTGACGAGTGTTGTGAATGGCGGGACGGTCTCTTAGTTGAAGAAATCGCAGATGCGCTACAGAATGAGCACAGCGACGATGAATGCCAAGCCTTTGCGCCCCCAGCGCATTTTAACTGCCGCTGCCGCCTTGCGCCAGTGATTGACGAGGAAGGCATCGAGCCGCCTCCTAGCAACCTCCCGGAGTTTGACGAATGGCTGACGACAATATGAAACCTATCCATGGCGGCATTTTAAAAGCAAAGCTTGATCCTGAGTTTGAAGCTTGGGGCCCTAAAGAAGAGCCGGGAAAGATTGAATCCATCGCCGAACTGGTTCGCGCCATTGAGAGCGGAGCGGCTGACGTAGACGCCCGAGTGTTCTGTGTGAACCGGAAGACCGGCGAGACTGAGATCAAGAAGCTCGACCGCAAAGGATTCTTAGAAGCGTTCAAGACTGGATCTAAGCATTTCAAAGAAGGCGCGAACCTGAGAGAAGCAATCGACGCCTTTGCGATGGACGTGGATGCGGGCTCGGCCCCCATGCAGATTGGGGATGATTTTGTTCCTCTCCTAGGCGGTAACTTTTACAAGAACCTTTATTTCTACGACTACATCCGTCAGGCCAATGCGGCGTTCTGGGCTCTGAACCATGACCCCATCGCTCACCAGGCCGTAAACATCATCGTCGATTTCACGCTCGGTCGCGGTTACCGGGTAGACTCTGAGAACGATCAGGCGATGATCGTCTGGCGTGCCTTTGAGAAGGCAAACAAACTGCCTGAAATGATGCGTCGCTTCGCCAAAGAGCTTTCGGTTTACGGCGAATCCATGATCTGGAAGCTGCCGAATGACGAGACCTCAATCGTTCAAAGGCAACTGCCTACTCAGCCGATTCGCAAAGGCTTGATTCCCCGCGTGCGCTTAATTGACCCAAGCGTGATTTGGGAGATCGTGACTTGGCCGGAAGATCCTAGCGAGCCCCTTTACTATGTCTGGGTGGCACCGACCGCCTATCAGATTTACACGGGCATGGACCCTAATCATCAGGTGCCCAGCTCTAAATTTATTTTCCAGACGATCCCTGCCGATCAGATGATGCACTACAAGGTCAATGAGGTGACCGGCGAGAAGCGTGGGCGCTCGGATCTCTTTCCAGTCTTGGGCTTCTTGAAAAGGCTTAGGGACTCGGTGAACTACAGCCTCATCGCTCTACAGAAGCAGGCCGCCTATTGCATCGATACAACCATTGAGGGCAGCCAGGCGGACCTAGACGCCTACATTTCGGATCAGCAGTCGCAAGGCACGATCGCTCCTGCTGGCTCTGAGTTTGTGCACACCTCAAAGATTAAGCGTTCTTACATGGGCGTGGAAGGTGGAGCCAAGGGCGGCTCGAGCCCGACCTTCGAGTGGTGCATGTCGATGGTCGCCTCGGGCCTAGGGATTCCGATCTCTTACTTTGGCACGCATCTTTCGGGCGGCCAGACTAGAGCGTCTGCCATCGTGGCAACTGAGCCCGTGGCCAAGCGGTTTGAAATGCGCCAGCAAGTATACGAGCGCGTCATTCAGGATCTTTGGGACTACGCGATGGAGTGGGCTGGCTTGGGTAACGTGCCGGTGGAGGTCACCTTCCCCGAGATCATCACCCAAGACCGAAGCCAGAAGCTTAGGGATCTGGTCATGGCTGAGCAGCAGGGCTGGATCTCTCAGAAGCGTGCGGCTACCATCGCGGCTAAGGAACTGAACATCACCGATTACGAGTACGATCTCGAGCAGCAGGACATGGCTGAAGACCTCGCGCCCATGGCTGGCATGGCTCCCCTGACCTCTCCCGCTGGCGTACCGAAACCCTCAAACGCTATCCCCGGACAAGAACGCTCGGACATTAAGCAGGACACGAAGAATGGCTAAGGACATCGGAGCAGCGACCTTTGACGAGCTGATCGCAAACCCGGAAGCCTATGGGCTGCCGACGTTTGACCAATTCGCAAAGAACACCGAAAAATATACAGGTAGGGACGATGATATGTTCGCTGAGGCCGAGGCGGGTTCTAGGAACCTAGACCGCCACGTTCAGCGGCATATCTACGAAATCGAGGGTTATCGCTGCAAGTCGCTGCACGAGGTTGAGCGAATCGCTAAGGCTCAAGGCATTCCTCTCAGAGAGCTGGAATATAAGCCCCAGGTAATACCTCAAGGCGCTGGCAAGTGTGATCTGCTCGTGAAGTTCGTCCCCAAGAATCAAGCCGATAAACGCAAGCTCTGGGGGTAAGTTTGGAAAAGAAGAAGACCAAGGAAGGTACCGGGATCTCTTCGCCGTTCTGGTTCTGGGCCTCTGAGCGAAACCCCTTTAAGAAGAAGGCAGTCGCCCCCGAGCATCAGTTCTCAGGCGCAGAGGCAGACGCTTCAACGCTGCACCCTTCCGTCATGCGCCCGGATACCTTCAGTGAATGGAAGACCAAGGCCGCCAAGCGCGGAGCCGTGAAGCCTAAGGAGTCTCAACCTTCCGCACACGGTAAGGTCTACTCCCTTCTGCCCGCTCGCTTTATCGAAGCTGAAGCCTCTGAAGGCGGGCCGCACAAGTTCAGGGTCGCTCTCATTCAAGAGGGCCTGGGCAATCTGCGCGACGGTTTCTACTACACCAAGGAAGCTCTGGCCTCTGCCGTAGAAGCGTTCGAGGGGCGCAAGTGCTATGCCGACCATCCCTCGCGCTCTGAAGAGCAGGACCGTCCTGAGCGTTCCGTGCGTGATATCGTGGGACACTTCCGGGATGTGAAGCTTGAGGAAGGCGATGACGGCGTGGCGATGCTCACCGCCGAACTCGTCATGCTCCCCGGTGAAGCCTATGACTGGGCCCGTAGCCTTGTCACCCAAGCGGTTGAATACTCCAAGAGCTACCAGGACAAAGAACTGATCGGGCTGTCAATCAACGCCAACGGCGACGCAACTGCGATGCCGATGGATCAGTTTATCAAGGAATCAAAGATTCCCAAGGGCGCATTGCCCAAGATTCAGAAAGCCCAAGCTGATGGGCTTCAGCAGGTTCGCGTCGTGCACACGATCACCGACGCGGTGTCAACGGACCTCGTAACGGAGCCTGGTGCACGGGGCAAGGTTCTCGAACTAATCGAAGGAGAAAACATGGCTAAGAAGAAACTCGAAAGCGAAGCAAAGAAGATCGAAGGCGAAGAGAAGAAAGACATTCTTCCCGAAGCCGCTCCCGGTGGAGATGAAGACCACGCTGACGTGGCTCAAGATAAAGCCCTGATCATGGACATGATCAAGAAGCACATGGGCGAAGCTGGCGAAGGCATGGAAGCTGAGTCTGAAGGCGCAGCCCATGAAGCTTATGAAGCCTACAAGCAGATGGGTTACTCGGAAGATGAGGCCATGAAGTGCGCTGCTCACGCCATGAAGCTGGCTAAGCACATGGCTGGCAAGCAAGCTGAGTCCAAAGAGAAGTGCGAAGACGAGGCCGAGGAAAAGAAAGAAGCCGAAGCCGAAGAGAAGAAAGAAGCTGAGGAAGCCAAGCCGATGGAGGCTGACATCGTGAAGATGACTGCCCGCATCGCATTCCTTGAGCGTGAGCTGAAGTCTCGCTCTCTCGTCGAAGCTCTCGACAAGAAACTGAAAGATTCGGGCCTTGGCCGCGCTGAGACCGACAAGCTGCGTGATCTGATCGGCAAGCCCCGCTCGGAAGCGCACATTGACGAGACGATTAAAGTATTCAAAGAGGCCTTTGGTCTTCGAGGTGAGTCGAAGAAACTCGAAGGGCTCTTTGTGATGACCGAGAAGGCAACTGAAGCTCCGAAGAAGTCGGGCATCTCGTTTGCCGACTTTCTGCGTAAATAACCACTAACCAAAGGAAAGCACTAACATGCCTACTTACTCCAAAAACCGGATCGTCTTCAGTGTACGTCCGGGCTGTGTGTTCCCCGATGCCAAGAAGGGCATCGACTCCACGATCTCGTGGAACCAAGGCGATATCCTGTACTTCGATGACACGAACAACCTGATCAAGCCGAT